TAGTTGGTGCACCAGCTAAACGTCAAGCAGTAACTAATCCAAAGAAAACTATCTATGCAAGTAAACGATTGATTGGACGTAAGTTTGACGAAAAAGAAGTACAAAAAGATTTAGATCTAATGCCGTATGCTATCATCAAAAATAAAAATGGTGATGCATGGGTTAAGATTGATGACCAAGAACTAGCACCACCGCAGATCTCAGCAGAAGTATTGATCAAAATGAAAAAGACAGCTGAAGACTATCTTGGCTATGAAGTAACACAGGCAGTTATCACAGTACCGGCTTACTTCAATGATGCACAACGTCAAGCAACCAAAGACGCTGGTAAGATTGCAGGCCTAGAAGTCCTACGTATCATCAACGAACCAACAGCGGCTGCCTTGGCATTTGGTATGGATAAACAAGAAAAGGGTGATCGAAAGATTGCAGTATATGACCTAGGTGGCGGCACATTTGATATCAGTATCATTGAGATTAGCAACGTTGATGGTGAACACCAATTTGAAGTATTGTCAACCAACGGTGATACATTCCTTGGTGGTGAAGACTTTGACCAACGCTTGATGGACTACATCATCGATGAGTTTATGAAAGAGTCTGGTGTAGATCTAAGCAAAGATCAACTTGCTCTACAACGATTAAAAGATGCCGCTGAGAAAGCTAAAATCGAATTATCAAGTGGACAACAAACAGCAGTAAACTTACCATATGTCACTGCTGATGCTAGTGGTCCAAAACATTTAAACGTAAATATCACCCGCAGTAAGTTTGAAAGCCTAGTAGAAGAACTAATCACACGTAGTATTGAGCCATGTAAAGTTGCCCTTAAAGATGCAGGTATATCAGCTGGTGACATCAGTGATGTTATCCTAGTTGGTGGTCAAACACGTATGCCTATGGTGCAAGCCGCAGTTGAAAAACTGTTTGGTAAGGCTCCACGTAAAGACGTCAACCCAGATGAAGCTGTAGCAGTTGGTGCGGCTATCCAAGGTGCTGTTCTAGCAGGTGATAAGACTGACGTTTTATTATTAGATGTTACTCCATTGAGCTTGGGTATTGAAACACTTGGCGGGGTTATGACTAAACTTATTAAGAAAAACACAACTATTCCTACCAAGGCTAGCCAAGTATTCTCAACAGCAGATGACAATCAACCAGCTGTGACAGTGATCATCGCCCAAGGCGAACGTGAGTTCATTAAAGATAATAAAGTATTAGGCCAATTTAATCTTGAAGGTATTGCTCCAGCACGTCGTGGTCAACCACAGATTGAAATCACTCTTGACATTGATGCTAACGGTATCTTAAAAGTGTCAGCCAAAGATAAAAACACTGGCAAAGAAAACAAGATCACTATCAAAGCCAACTCAGGTCTGACAGATGAAGAGATTGAAAAGATGGTACAGGACGCTGAAGCCAATGCAGAAGTGGATAAGAAAGCTCGTGAAGTCGTAGAAGCTAAGAACGCGGCTGAAGCACAACTACACGATGTACGTAAAGATCTTAAAGAATATGGTGATAAGATCACTGATGAACAAAAGTCTAAGATTGAACAAGCGATCACTGAAGTTGAAGAAGCGATTAAAACTGAAGATGCTGAAAAGATCAAAGACTCTGTAACCAAGTTGTTTGAACCATTGTCACCTTTGTTACAGGCCAAACAAGCAGCAGAAACTCCACCAACAGTGGAACCTGGTGCAGAACAGAATTCAGAAAAACCCAGCGATGTAGTAGATGCTGAGTTTACTGAAGTTAAGAAGGATGCCGAATAAGGGTCCTTTATTTAATCTTGCTTTATATAAGGAGAATAAGCTATGAAACAAGTATATATTAACACCTTGGATATTCCAAGTATCCAAAGATTTGCAGTTGGATTTGACCGTATGTTTGATGAGCTCAGCCGTACAGCTGGCACATTGAATGCCAGTAACTATCCACCTTACAACATCATCAAAGAAAGCGAAACTATCTGGAAGATTGAAGTAGCGGTGGCAGGCTTTGATGAAAGTGAATTGGATGTTGAGATCATTAATAACGAACTAGTTGTTACTGGTGCTGTCAATAAAGAAAACAAAGTAGAAACTCAGTATCTACATCAAGGTATCGCTGGTCGTGACTTTGAACGCACATTTGCTCTGGCAGAAAATGTTGAAGTCAAAGGTGCCCAAGTTAAGAATGGTATCTTAACAGTTACTTTAGAACACATCGTTCCAGAGTCAGCTAAGCCAAAAAAGATTGCAATTACCTTTCAGAAGTAGTATAATATAATAGTCAGGGGTAAGGAGACTTACCCCGCTATTAGAAAGAATCTAATCATGTCAAAAACATTTGAAAAGGAATTTATGGGTACCAAGGCAGTCACCAAAACAAAACCAACCCCTAACTTTGATCTTAAAGAGCCAATGCATTATAAGGTTATCTATATCAATGACAGCGTAACTACCATGGAATTTGTTGTTGAAAGTTTAGTTACTGTGTTTAATCACAGTCCAGAAGATGCTGAAGCAATTACCTTAAGGATTCACGAAGATGGAAGTGGTATTGCCGCAATATTACCTTATGAGATGGCTGAACAAAAAGGCGTAGAAGTAACACAGTTAGCTCGATCAAACGGATTTCCTTTACAAATTAAATTAGAACCCATTGAATGATATTCAACAAAGTACAGGAACTAAAAGCACAAGGACTGCGTATAGGATTTACAGCCAGCCAATTTGATATGTTACACGCAGGTCATATTGCCATGTTAAGTGAAGCTCGTAACCACTGTGATTATCTTATCGCTGGCCTACAAAACAACGCTAGTTGGGATCGTCCAGAAAAGAACGCACCAATACAGTCAATTGTAGAACGACAAATACAGTTAGCGGCAACACGCTACGTAGATGAGATCGTGGTTTATAATACAGAAAAAGATCTTGAAGATATCTTACTCACCTTACCTCTTGATGTACGTATCTTGGGTGTAGAATACCGTGATAAAGAATTTACAGGTCGTGATATCTGTGTGTCACGTGATATCGAATTGATCTATAACAAGCGTGATCATAGTTTCAGTTCAAGCAGTCTACGCAAACGTGTAGTTGAAGCAGAAAGTAAAAAATAATGGATATAATGTTAGACTTAGAAACACTAAGCACACGTCCAGAGGCTACTATATTGACCTTTGGTGCTTGTAAATTTAGTCCTTATAATCAAGGTTCAATTGACAAAGGCATTTACTTCCGAGTTAGTGTGGATGAGCAGATCACACTTGGACGTCACGTAGATGATAACACTGTTGAATGGTGGGGTCGCCAAGCAGATGATGTCCGTGAAGAAGCACTTGGTGAAGGCAATCGCGTTTCGCTAGATGAGTTTACTCGAGAATTAAATAGATTTATCGTAGGGTGTGATAACATCTGGGCACAGGGTCCTGTATTTGACATCGTTATCTTAGAAAATCTATATCGTCAATTGGGTTTACCTTGCCCTTGGCAGTTCTGGCAGGTCCGTGATAGTCGCACACTATTAAGTACACACGGTGACCCAAGAGATAAAAACAAAGCAGGCCTGCACAATGCCTTAGAAGATGCAGTGAGTCAAGCACAGGCAGTGCAGACTGTGTTTAAACAATGCGGTATTACGGAGAAACGTTGATGCAGTTAATATTTGGGCGTGAAAACGCAGAGCAACTTAGAGAACGCTATACAATTTTAGAATTAGAAACTATCGAAAAAGATGGTACTAGTTTAGAAGTATTTTGCCTAATTCCAGGTGAAAAAATAGGTATTCCTGATCTACCACAATTAGAAAATTGGAAACAGTTACACACTGACTTCCTGCATGGATATCATACACAGCAATACGACTACTGCCGCCAATGCATTGAACATTTAATGGGCAAATTTGGTGGTGAAGTAGATAGTTTTTACCAAGAAATCCTCAAACGTATCAACAGCACAGAAGCACCAAAGTCAGACTGATCTAGTCAACAATATACCTAGTTAATTTCTAGCGGTTCCGAGTAAATAGTAATAAGGAGCCGAGAAAATGAAACTATGTATTTCATTCCTATTACTTTCAGCAGCGTTTGCGGTATCTGCACAACCCCTGC